CCATAGTTCGTTTACATTTCTTTCCTGATCGTCTTTATACCAGTCTTCGTTCCAGTAATTTGCCGTGGCCCATTCCTTGAACTCTTTTTCGCTCTTTCTGGAGGCGATGACACCAAGCTGATCTTTCTCGAATCGTGTTCCTTCAATCTCTACGAAAGTCGGAATCGGGGTTTCTACTGTCTTTTCCATATCTATTAAGGATTAATTACTGTTAGAGGTGTAACAACTTCGTAACGTGCTCCGATGATACCGAAGACAACGGAAGGAAGTTGCATTGAAAGTAAAACAGGGGTTGTTGAAGCAGGAGGCGTTGTCAATACAATTGAAACCAAACCCGTAGTCTGATTAACTGTAGCAGATAGGATAGTGAGAGGTGCGCCGGTAAGCCCGTTCACAGCTTTGAAAACACCTGCTGTAATCAGTGCACCGTAGTACTCAGCCAAGCCAAGACTTTGTCCGCAATCACCATTCACATAGAATGCAAACTGCCCTGTTACGGTTGGGGCTGCTCCAAGTTGAAGTGTTGCAGAGTTCACACCAGCTGTCTCAAAAATCTGATCCATGCCAAGTCCTTCCAGGTTAAGGGAAGTTGTGTTCAGCTGGTCAGTTTTAGGACGCAGATAGTTGGCCATAACGTGAGCAATCGGCGCTTCAGTGTATGTAGCCTCATCAATCATCGGAACATCGAAGTTCTGAGCTTTACGGCCAACCATGTTGTACGCATTCGGAACTGCAGCATCACGGCGAACCTGGGCTTGCAACACTTCATTCGACAACCAGGCCATTGTACCATACTGGCCTTGCTTGTTGTGGAACATGTTGTTCAGCGATTTCAAAGTACAATAAGATGCACCGAGAAACTGGTAGTCATTCTTAACACTCTCTCTCAAAAGCAATGTTTCAGAACGGTTGCCTGAAGTTGCAAACGTTGCGTCCGATTTGTTCGCAATCTTGTCTGAAATCTCAGGGGTAAAATACCAACGTGCAGAGCGAACGTCTTCATTGAACTTTCCTTCAAGGAAAGCTACAATTCCGCCGGCAGCATCGATGTTGGCTTCGGTAATAGCAGAACTTGCTCCGGATAAAGGAACCCGTATCAATCGAAGCTCAGGAGCCGACTGTGGTGCACACGGTGCGATTTTGCTATTGGCTTTATCTGTGGCGCATTTAATGCCGCCCATAATGTTGTTTGCCATGTTATATTAATTGAAAACGGGGATACAAATAGTTTGTGGTATGTAAGTAAGTTGAAAGTTGATCCTGAAACAGTGTTTCGGGTGCATATCCGTGTAATTAACGCCTCCTGTTGTGCTTCTCCATGCTGTGTATTCTGCGAAAACCTTATCGATTCCTACGACTACTCCTGTTGCCTCAAATCCGGGTTTGAACTTCATCGATTCAAAGACATCCATTCTTGCCTCTGCATCTGGTCTGTGTTGTGTCGTTTTCCCTATTTTGGTAAGGTCAACGATTACAATCAGGTGAACGTTGGCTGTCATTATTCCGTTAGTGAAGGTTTCATTCTCAGCACCGAAAAATGTTGTAACTGCCGCCCTGTCATCAATGAAAAGATTCTCATATTCATCTCCAAGAGTTGTTCCAGGAACGTACATCTGAGGTTTATACCCTGAAGGACTTTGATTCCTGTAACATCTGCCATAACTGATATACGCATCGTCTGCCAATCCCCATTTACTCTTCAAAGCTGCCCACAGTCTTTCCTGTTGCTTTTGAATCGGAACATCGATTCCTACGGGTTTTACTTTGATGTATTTAGGCATGTTACCAGATGTGTACTCCTCTCAGATATGGGCGTTTTATGCTTTCTTCCGGGAAGAGGATGTCAATTATTTTAATGATGGCATCGTTCAACTTTGCAGTCAACCCTCCGGACACGAGATTTCCGTCAGCATTGTTGAAATCCCCCATTTCGATTTTCATCTCAGTGTAAGATTCCTTCATTTTACTTTCGGCTCCGTTATTTCTTATACTCAGTGTTTCAGCAGCAAGTGCATCAAGTGCGACCTGGTAGCCAATCGCTGTATCAAATAAATTTGAACGGGTAATGATCGTATCAGAGTAATCGAAGAACGGTCTTGCAGTTCTGTAAGTGCGGGTTGCGTTCCATGTAAACTGCGCCCTTTCATTCAGGTCAAAAACAGCGGTCAACACTTTCAAAACTCCGATACGTTTCATATCGAGCAGGTAAGCATTGTACGCTGCAGCGTTCGCTGAAGGGTTAGGCATCGTCGGTACAACCAGTTCCACAATTGCATTCGGGTGAAAATCTTTAAAGAATCTTCCGGAGTTCGCAGTCAGGTTCGCAGCATCCACAACGATCTGAGAGTTTGGCTGGACAGCTTGTGCCCAGCCTACTCTGTCGATCAGTGTTTGTATGGATGTTGAGTTATACACTATTCAGCGGTTTCTGAAGTTTCAATTGTCACCAAACCTCTCTGAACAAGGTCAACAAGTCTTCCTGGCTCAAAATCTGAAACGTCTTTTCCAACTTCGTGCGTTTCTGCCGGGCCGTTGGCGTATTCAGGTTTGTCGTAGAAAGGACTTACAACTATATACTTTTCTTTTTTAGTTTTTGGAGTTGCCATGATTATCCTGCGCTTACTGTTGTGTCAAGAAGGAAGATTCCGTATGGGTTATCGATAACCGGAACCACGCGGCTCTGACTATTGGTAACCTCCATCAATGCCGGGCGGTTAAGAGAATACTTAGATACCAGGATGAAATCATCTGCTACCATGTAGTTCACTCCACCAACAGGGCTGTCCAATTCTGCAAGACGTGCGTAAACATAAGAACCAACCTGCTCAGAAGTAAGGAACACTACGGAGCCTGCTTTCCAAGGGCGTTGTTGTGTACGTACACCATTGCGCTCAATACGAACAGAACGGTCAACGATTTCAATCTCAAAGCCATAACGGTCACGAATGGCCGGGTTGATTTGAGAAAGAGTTGGAACGATCAGCGTTGTACCTGGGAATCCAGCATACGCAGCGTAAATCGCTTTACCTTCTGTGGTTTTAGCCATGTTATTGAAAGTCGTACGGTCCATCAATACTTTGATGATTGTATTACCCTCATAACTTGACCAGTCCATTACTCTCTGCATATCCGTGAACGGAGTTGCCGCAACGTTGGACCATAATGTTGCTGACTGGAATTTGTTGGCCGTTGGGTACCCGTAATCAATACGTACCGCAGTACCTACTGTTTCAGAATCATCAACAACTACAACTCCTGAAGATAAACCTTCCAGGAACATGGCTTCCAGCCGCTCATATTGCGCACCAATTACCATTGGAACGTCGTCCAGAATCTTTGCAGCAATTGTAGCTTCTGCATTCGCTCCTGTACCGGCAAGACGCGCGATAAGGGTGTGCAGGTCGGTCAATTGTTTTTCACGCTTGTTCAATTCAATACCCAATTTAGGGATATCGCCTGAAGCACGGCCAAGAGATGGACGTTTTTTCAACGGGATAGATGAATCCATTGAGATGATGTCGGCAGCGATAAGGCTGTTATTCACAGTCAACGTTTCCCATTTACCATCTACCGAAAAGTCTTTACGGAGATGGCGAAGGAACATATACTTCTGTGCCGTTTCTGCGTTATTTTGGTCGTTGTATCGCTCGATCACGCGCAATACCAAGCCTGGGAAATACTGCTGCACCCATTGTAGAAATAAAGTAGGATTCATAATTAGTCAGCTAATGCAGTGATTAATGGGTTAGCTGTCTTAAATGCCGCCGCAATTGTTGCGAAGTCATAAGGTGCTGCTACCGGGTTAAAATTTCCCCTTACCATTATGGCTGCGAAGGGTTTCGCAGTAAGGATGCTTGCAATCAGAATACCCGCGTAAGTGTGTGACGCTGGCAAAGCTGCGTAAGCTGCAGCCTGGTTAACGGATTCAACTGTTACAGCAAAACCTGTACCTGTGGTACCGATGTTGGCGGCGGCTGCACTCAGAATGTCGCCTGCGGCGTATCCTGTTCCTTTTGCTACAATGACAACGGCGGTAACCTGATTACCAGAAACCGTTATATCGGCAGTTGCACCTGAACCTGTACCACCTGTCAAAGCTACAGCGGTGTAAAGACCGTCATTCGTGTAGTTGGACCCTGGAGTAACAACTCCCAGCGCGGCAATTGATAATGTACCTGTTACAGGCATTGGCTTGTACTGCCGTGTGACGGTAGATTGGATGATGACGTGTCCTGCTCGGATCTCAGTCGGCGTAAAGCCGGTTGTATCCAGAGAACGTCCGCCTCGGATAGACTGCAGCACATCTACGATGGCTATGCTATCATTTCCATCTTCATAAGTCACCGGAGTGTTTGAAAGATTGACGATCATTTTTAGAGGGGTTTTAAATTTTTAAGTTGTTGACTACGGCATCCAATTGTTCTTTAGATGCTTCTTTGGTCTCCCCTGAAGGACGCTTCTGTGCTCCTGCTGCACTTCCCGGTACATCTTTACCGAATTGTGCAAAATTCGCTGTTCCGGCTATTGCTGCCCAATCTGTCGCTACTTCTGTAACAGCTGCTTCAAATTGTTCTTCTGATGTTGGTATCCTGCCTTTATAAAAGATCGGATTTACATCTTTCAGCCTTTCATCTTTGGCGAATTTTTCGCTAAGAGATTGTGAAGATTGCTTCTGTTCAAATCCAGTCACTTTTTCCGCCAGGTTATCTACTTTGGCCATAAATGCCTTCATGTATTCGGGCATATTGGGGTCCGGGGTAATCTCCTTGGGGTTTTCATCACCTGATTTTCCTGTCAGCATATCTGCAGCTTCCTGCTTGGCTGTTTTCGTCGCAGATTGTGCGCGTCTGTCTCCATCGGCTGCTGCTTCTAAAATGTCATCTTCGCGGTCCGATACATAAGTTTCGATGTCCTCTTCGTTTTCAATTTTAGCCGCCCATTTTTCGGCGAGACGTTCTTTGTAAGTTTTCGTTACTGACTTGCCCTGCAACTTTGCGTTCAGTACAGCCAGCACCTTATCCTTTGGTACCATTGTGTAGTAAATTTTGGTAAAACTATCATGTGTTCGCAATTAAATAGTATTTTAAATATCATACTATTTAACTTTTGATATTTTTTACTTACTTTTGATAAATTTTATTTCTATGACCACCATTGAAGTTGTTGAAGATCTCCGTCTTCGCGGAAAGTCTGCTTACTCAGGGATTATTGGCCAAAGCCAGTTCTCGAACACACTTTCCAGAATAGAAAAAGAACTCAGTAAGCGTAAAACGATACGTGAGTTCTTTGGTAAATTAGGGTATACGGGTGACCACGATAACTGGTGTAAAATAGCCAACAAAATTTCTACGTAGCCGGTGGAGTATCTGTTGGCACGGTATCAGTAGCCTGCTTTCCATCCTGTGCTGCGATTTCTGCCAGGATTCCCGCCACCGTGGATGCCATATCATTACTCATGCCCAGATACTCTACGATCTGCTCTGTAGTCATCACGCGTTTACCGCCGGAGGCCGCAACAGCGTTTCTTACACGTTCAGTAAAGTCATTCAATTGGAATAATTTAAAAACCGGCGTAATTTCCACATCTCTGCCTTTTTTCAAGGAGGGATTTATGGCGGCGCATGCGCTTGTAAGGAAATTCAGACGGCGCTGTATACCTTCCCCATAAAATCCACTTTGATAATCTTTGGCTTTCAGGTGAGCATCGATCATTATCCGGTCAAAGGCCACACCTGAGATGTCACCAATTGATTTCATCTCATCAAAAGAGATATTCGGGGTCTGCGTACCGGTATAGATGAATTTAAGCAGTGTTTCCAACTCAAGTTTTATCGCTTCCGGCGCTCCTTCCCAAGTAATGTATCTGAGGTCGGTGTTTTCATCGCCTTCGATTACCTTTCCTGCTTCACCTTTCGAAGACATACCCTGAAAAGTGCCCTTTGCGTATAGAATTGGTGAGCCATTGTAGTCATTCGTGTCCGCAAAACTGCTCACCAGCCATTCCAGACGCTCGATAAGGCGCTGAACTATCTGCCAGCAACTCTCATAAGCGCAATAATAAACAACTGGTATTTTTCCGTAGGGTAATTTGATCCGCTGATCAACTTTCGCGTTCTCCACCTCTAAATCTGCAAGCGTTTCCAGCGAATAAATCGTCCAGACAGCGCCTACTTTTATATATTTTATTAACTCGTCCTTCGTGTAGAGATCGAGACGTTCAGTTTTCTTCCCTTTATTGTCGAAGGTGTCATAGCCAAGCCCGAAAGCAATCATGTCCTGTGTGCTATCGTAAACCGGCATAAGGCGGTAGCCTTCCGAGGGTTTATATACCCGGCATTTCATTTCAACAGTTTTATCCTCTTCGTTCACACGACTGTACCAGATTTCCGCCACCTCTGTTTCAGACATAAATGTTTTCGCAATCTCATTATTACGGAAGTCCATCTTGTTATCGCGCCATGTTTTAGCAACGGCATCGTACAAAGACTTCTGAACATCCGTGGTTGCGTTCTGTTTCAGGTCTACTCCGCCTCCTGTGAGAAAGGTTGCTGAACGGGATGTGATAATCCGCTGTATAGGGATAGGAAGTCTTGCTACTTTTACACACTCTTCTCTGGTTGTGGCATTGCCCTGGTCATCAAGAACGCCTGTAGGAACGTTAATCGTTTTATCCTTGCGGTAGACGCGGTCCTGCACAATCCTGTGAAAGTCCGGGTCATATTCCAGGAAGGATTTCATCCTGAAATAAGGCTCCCACTCTTTCTTAATCAGAGGGATTAACACTCCGGGAAAGCCAAGGTTCTCGTTTAAAACTGATAACTCCATAATGAGATTTTAATTATTGCAAATGTATAGTTTTTATCTTTCCATGGAGCAAATCAGAAATTATTACGCAAAAGCCCCGGCCCAGGAAGCTGCCGTACTTGTGTGGTGCTTCAACTCAAACCACATCCGGTAGGCGAGGTTATCCGCAAAATCCGGGGACCGGCCGAGACGCTTCTTGATGTCTTCCTTCTTCTCGATGTCATGGGGGTCGGTGTCATTGGAGCGCATCGTCTTGCGGATCTGCTCAAGTTCTTCGATTATCTTCTGGCGGAACTTCTGGTCAACGATTCGTATCTTGTCCTTGGCCACGTAATCCGCCAGCTTGAAGTACATCTGAGCCTTCAGACTTTTAAATCGTTCACCATTCACAGCCTTGGCGTTGTTGAGTATCTGCCTGGCGCCCTGCAGATGGCCTGTCTTGCCGGCTTCTTTCACGAAGGTACGGAGACCGTTGGCATCATAGGCTACCTGGCTGATAGGGACGTTGTGCTTGATTCTGAGTTCGTGTATCGTCTTGGAGACCAGCAACTCGGATATCTTGTCGATCGCAACCCACTCTACCAGGCAAAGTCCGTGCCAGACTGATATCGTGAAGATGTCGGCTCCTTCGTATGCAAGGTCGCATATCATGTAACGTTTGGAGACATCAGGGATGACAAACTCGTTCGTGAACATGTCGAGGATCTTGTTGTAATCCATCATCACCAACGGGTCATCGTCATACTCCCAGTTACCTTTGAGCAGACGCTCCTGTTCATTGCCACTGAGGATAAGTTCCAGATTCGCAATATACCCAACCGGCAGCATCTTATTATCCGATGGAAGGGCTTGTATGAAACATATATGCGGTGGGAGCTTTCCTTCCTTGAAAGGTTTGTAACCTTTAGCATAGAGGTAGTTCTTTGCCGGGTTACAAGTCTGTAAAAGTTTAGGGGAGAGGTTGTACTCCTTGTTCTTCCACCGGCCTATGGATGCCTGCAGCGCAGTCTTCGCCTCTTCTTCAAACTCCCCCGCTTCCTCAATCCAGCCTCTCGTTATCTGCATCGAACCAAACCTTGCAAAGATCGGGTCGCCTGGTAAGTACTTCGCGTCAAGCAGGAAAACCTTGGAGCCATTGGCCAGTTCGAAGATGTTATCCTGCCCGTTGTACCGGTAGTAATCGGAAGTAATTCCCCAGATATTGAATACCTCGTGTATAGAGGGGATGGTGAATTTGCGCAGGTCGTTTAGCTTCTTCCTTGCGATGAAGTAGTGAGTGCCGGGGTAAAGCAGGGCATCTCCGAAAATAAGGGAGCAACCAAGGAAAGATTTTCCAGAGGCTTTGCTACCTCCGTAAATTATTTCTAATGTAATATCATCTATCCAGGCCTTCGCACATTCCAGCTGCTTAGGGTTGCCTTTCGTGCTGAATCTGATTTCCATGGTGGATTAGTCCTCACTGATTTTCATCCCTGTGATCTGCTGAACCGTTACGTTTGCACTCACCTCAAGTTTATCCCCCCAGGTACGTGGCGACTTCCGCTGGATGATCTTCCACTCGGTGTCAATCTGAAGCCGGGAACGTTGT